CGTTTATTTTCGTGTTGTCGTCGAGCTTATTAGCTGCCAACCTAGACTTTGGTGTCAGCCCTAACTCAGACATAAGTTTAATGGCATTGTCCATAGCCTTGTTTGCAAGGCTGACGTAAGGATTGGGTGCAAAGGTCTTGCCAGCATTTGTCTCCACAATCAGCGGGTACTTTGCAATCGCAGCTCGAGCCTCTATGTAAAGCTGTAACTGGTCAGCAAGCATCATGAGCGTATGCCTGTCCTGATCCGATCCTATCCCGTACACGCTAAACAAATACTCCGCCGTTTCCTTAACAAACTTTTCCCTCGTGAACGACTCAGGGTTGTTCGCCCACTCAGCAAACGGAATCCTCTGCTTGATCTCCTCCGGCAGAAAAACCCCCGGCTTATTAGCCTTCGTTCCGTGAATCCTATGCACCTCAACTGGAATTTTCGCAACCATAGTTCTCTCCTTTGCGTCTAATGTGCGTCTTTTTGCGTGGCTACGCAAGGGGAATTCCCTATTTTTGGTCGGCCCCCCTTATACATAAGTATTACAGAAAGTCGAGCGCGCGCTTGCCCTTCCCTGACCGCTACAATTTTTAAGTCATTTTCGCCGTCCGTCGGCCAGAATCGACCGTTGAGGCCGTTGATACCCCGAAATACCGCCGATTGTCGCAAGTTATAACGGAAATGGCCGGTTATCGTTGAAAATCAACGGGTTAGCGCTGACTGTGCCAGTGGCGCGTCAGTTTTTGGGGGTTTTGGTGGGTTCTGGTGCCGTTAATGGTGCGGTAATCGACCGTCCATCGGCTAGCGATTAAATAAATGGGGGGTGTCGATCGGTAGGGCCTGAAATCGGTCTAGGATCGCGGCATGCATCAATTCCGATGCAAGAAAAGGAAGCCAAATGAACGTAATCGAAAAGACTGTATTTGCTACCGAAGCGGTGCTAAATGCCGTGATAGACCACGAGCTTTTTGTCGGGCTTGATTTAGATCGCGGAAGCCCTGCTATAGCAATGGATCTATATGACCTCTTCGCTGATCGCTTTGCTACTAACAGCGATCCAATAGCAAGCGATTTTGCCGAGTTACTTTTAAAGCATGCCGATCTAATAGCAGTGGCTTTAGAGCTTAGGGTTAAACACCAGCAAGCTCAAAAATGGATTAAGCACAAGGCGGGGGTTTAATCATGAGGGGCTTTATTTTCTATCGTGGGTTTTCACCAGTGGACAATGCACCAATTGTCGGTATTGCTGTGCTTCGGTCCAAAAATATAAAGACCGGGGATATGGTCCAGACTTACATTATCCGATCGGACATGCATCCGATGGAAGCAATCAAGTCTAGCGACGATGTCAGCATATGCGGTGACTGTGTACATCGCGGAAGCACTGAGCGAAAACGGACATGTTACGTCGATGTGGGCAAGTCAGTTAGTGCGATATACAAAGCTTTTCTTCGTGGGTCATATCCCGATTATTCGGACAATTTGGAGCTTGCTGTAAAGCTTTTATCCGGCCGGAAGGTCCGGTTAGGGGCTTATGGCGATCCAGCAATGATTCCGCACGATGTGTGGATTGAATTATTGTCCGAAGCTTTGGATTGGACCGGATACACACACCAATGGAAGCAAGCTTTCGCTATGGCGCATCCTGAGCTTTGTATGGCATCGGCCGATTCGATTGAGGATCGCGACCTTGCCCGTTCAATGGGGTGGCGTACTTTTCGTGTGATCGCGATTAATGCCGCGCCTAAGCTTGATCGGGAGATATATTGCCCAGCGTCTCCCGAGGGTGGCAATAAACGGCAGTGCATTACATGCACCGCATGTGACGGGGCCCTTAAGCCCGAATCGGTATCAATTGCTATTCTCGCCCACGGCAAAGCTGCAGCCCACTACGCCTAGATTCTAGCCTTAAGCCCTTTTTTGAGGGCTTCGGGGTGTAATTTTGCGCCACTAGGGAGCTTATATGCGAGCTTTTATAGACTGGATTATTGCTTTTGTTTTTGGTGTGGGCTTTGCCTGCGCCTTGTTTTTCAACTTATGAGGATCATATGAAAATTTTTACTATTGTAAATACTATCAGCGGGCAAAATCTGGGGTCTTATGTAGCATCGTGCGAATCCGACGCATTAGATCTAATGGCAATTGATGCGGGCTATCTATCCTATGCTGATTTACAGAATCAGATACCAGCAAAGCCCGGTGAGCTTGCGATTTACTGAGTACTAGCCCTTCGGGGCTTTTTTTTTACCCTTAGGCGAGGGCTTAGGGGCTTTTGTGCTTTCGGGCTAACCGAGGGCTTGTGCTTGCTTTGGGTTTTCCTTAGCGGGCTTGCTGTGCTTTTTTGTGGGGTTTTTATGCTTATCAATCGGATTGAGGGTGCAGTTCGCCTATATGTCAATGCTCGCGGGCAATGGGTCGCGCAATGGATTATCGAGGGCGAGCCCGTGCCAATGGTCGCGGTTTTCCAGACCGAAGCTCAGGCCCTTGCCTATGCGATCGCATCCGATCCGCCGGTCTAGGGGCTTTTGTCGTCTTTTTGGGGGGCTTGCCCGTTATTTTCCGGGTAGGCCTGAAAACCGCCGTTTGTCGGTAATACGCTGCCGTTCATGCTTTTCAACGCCCAAAAACCGCCGATCGCTCACCGTTCCGCCGTCGATCCCCCGACTAGCGGCGTCGGCTGCCGTCCGTCGGTGTCTGGCTGCCGCTGGCTCCTTCCATCACCGTAAATCGACCGTCTGTCCGTTTCAAGTCAAACCCCAGCTGCTTAAAAAAAATTTTTGAAAAAAAATTCTGGCGATTTTGTTTTGAAATCGGTTTCGGAATTTGGGCAGCTGCCGGTCCCGATTTTTTTTGGCGCGACAGAAAAAAAATTACGTTAGCTCGTAGACCTTTTGCTCCACATAATCGTGTATCTCGCCCTTTCTCTCTAAGCCTGTCTTGATAGAGTGACACTCATGACAGAGGCTTTGGAATTTGTTGCCCATCCACTTTTCTCTGTCCATCCTGTGCGGGAATATGTGGTCTACATGATGGGCTGGTGCGATCTTTCCTAGACTTTGACACCTAGCGCAGATCGGGTGTTTAGATAGCTGAATCTGTCTGAATTGCTTCCACTGCTTAGAGTTGTACATCCTGTTGAATGTCTTGCGGTCCTCGCTGTTGGCACCGCCGTGTTGGCTGCAAAATGTAGAGTTGTTGACCTTTGGATTATTACAACCGAGTTCTCGACATGTTGTTTGCTTTGGGGTTCTCGGCATTACTTAAGGAATCTGAGTTTGTAGAGTGTTGACTGCATGAGCGCAACGATCTCGTCCACACTGTTCTGGATGGCTGAGTCATCACCCATCGAGCTTCGGTAAACCCTAACGTATTCCAGCATGTACTCTAGCTCGGCTATCGCTGTTTGTTCTGGTGCTCGATACTCGACAGGGTAGTTAAGGATCTTAGCTTCCAGACCTTGATACTGCTCGACCACTGAATCTACTAGATCACCGAGGTCATCGTAGTAAGAACCTAGAGCCTTGTGCTCGGCATACGATTTAGACTGTAGGTGCAGGATGTGTGCGTTAGTGACACCGTGGAGTAAGCACATAATGAACTCGCCCGGAGACTTAGCGGGCTTCTCTGATCGCAGTGCTTCCAGAAAATGCTTTTTCATGTCGAGACCTAAAAAAAAGCCCTCATTGCGAGGGCAAACCAACAGAGGGAAGGAGGTCCGAATTGATTGTACGGCTGTCAGGATTTGGAATCAAGATCCTTTTTGAATGCTTCTATAGACTTTAGTAGGGCCTTACTTTTTTCTTCAAGCTCGGCAGATATTTCTTCTAGCTCTTCCAACTGAAGCTCAATTCTGTCCCAGTCCGTGAGATCCTGAGTCAGACTGTTCACATACGCTTGCCTTGCTGCTTTTTTGAGATCCATTGTTAATCCTTTCGATTTCTCGGTTGATGTACCACACTGCTTTCTTGAGATCCTCAACTTGCTTACCTTTTAGGTCCGCCCTCCAGATGTACTTAACTGCATTCCCGAGGTTAAAGCTCATGTGCTCGGTGATTTGGATGCACTCCACACCAGACGGGTGCTCGGTGTAGTGTTTGGGGTGATTGACTGGATCGTTCACAGTAATTCCTTTATATGCTCAGGTACTTTAGGCAACGGAGCCCACGCTACAGCCCACTCTGACCAGTGACCGATAACACAGACTCCACCGGGGTTAAGTAAAAGCATCTTAGAACCCAGTGGTGGTGTTTTGTCTTTGGGCGTCATCCACACGGTATGCCCTGCGGTGTAGTCTTTCATTTTTTGAAGTAGTACCACGCCCACGCTCCGTGTCTGCCTTCCGTCCATTTGTACCGAGTCTCTCTATCGACAAGACCTTTTGCCATCAACGCTTTCAAATGCTTCCTTGCGCCTTCAGTGGTGCAGCCGAAGTGTTTTGATAACTCTATGAGCGAGTAAGGCTGGGTAAGATGAGCAAGGTAGATCTTCTCAGTTTTGGTCAGCGGTTTGTGCTTGCGGAGAATCTGTTTGACTAGCCATTTGACTTGATCGGTGTGGTGAACAAGTCCGAGGTTATGCGCCATTCTTTGGATTTCAGCGCCGTTCATTATTCTTTTCCTTCAGTTTAACTTCGACTGCTTCAATCAAATAAACACCCCAATCCCTAGTCCTTAATAATTCCTCATAATCATCATCCGTCAGCCCAACCCATTCACGTTTGCCGAGCTTGCAAATGCCGCACATACATTCAACAGGCTCTTGCTCCGCAGCTTGTCTCAATTTGCTCATACATCGCCCCCCGCTTTCTTCCTTTGAGCTGCATCTCTTCGGCCAGCTTCAAAGCCCTTTAGCCAAAGTGACGTAAACATCCACTCAAGGGTGTATTCAGACTCGCCTCGCTCGCGTTGCAGCTTGTTCGTGCTGTCCCAGTAGTCGGCTTCTTTGCGAGCGATCTCACGCGCCCAGATGCGTTTAGGGGTTTTCATTGCTCACTCCTTGCCGTGATCTTCCGATCACTTATAAATTCGGCAAAACACTTCTTGCACCAATATGTCCACCGCATAGCTTTCCGGTAACCGCAGTGTTCGCACCACATCATTGCTCACCCCTTGCTCTGATTTCTGCGTCTACTATTAGGCGTTCTGTTTGCTTATCGACTGGCTCAGCCCATCGACCACATTTGTC